ATGACGGATTATCAGCCATACAGGAAAGGAACTGTGCTTGCCCCAACTGGGCCATGCAATCATCTTCATGTGATTTGTAATGATCCTGTTTATTACCCCGTTAACGATTGTTATTGTGTTTTAGTTGTTAATATTTCTAGTATCAAGGATGGTGTCCCCCACGATCCGTCTTGCGTCTTGAATTCTGGTGATCATCGCTTTATCAAGCATCCAAGTTATGTTGTTTACGCTGAAGCTATAATTTGGCGAGTGGATAACATGGTTAGAAAGCAGCGATCGGGTGAGATTTCTGTTCATGATGATATGCCAGAAGCTACATTCAATAGAATTCTGGACGGTTTTGATATCTCTGATGAAGTTACGCCAAAGAACCTTAAATTTAAAAATAAATATTGCGTATCATCTATTGATGATGAGTAAACAACAGGAATTGTTTCGGTATAACTTCAGGAGTTTTCTATGGAAGATCAAAAAGCAACCAAGCCACAGGTTAAGTTCGACACAATGAAAGCATTCGCAGGTATGGGTGCTGCTGTTGAAGTTCTGATGAAGGCTGCTCCTAATGCGTTCACTCACGCTACTGTCTCTGGTAAAGAGCAGCAGGGTAAGCTTCGTCGTCGCAAAGCAGCATGATCATAGCTGGTGCTTTTTGAAAACCCGCCTTTAGGCGGGTTTTTTATTTAGTGATGTTCTTTGCCCTTCTGTTTGCTTGTTCTGACCTGTTCCCACTCGATACGTCCTTCTTCTCGTCTTTTGTCTATGTATTCCGCAAGATCCTGAATATTGATGCAACGTTTTGCTTTTTGTGATGTGCCGATGCGATATGTTGGAACGGGCAACTTACAAGCGTTTGCTTTTGCTTCTGCCGTGGCTGGACTCATGCCAAAGTACTTTTGGCTAACTGCTGAGAGTTCAATGTTAGGGGTATTGAATTCAGCCATCAGTAAAAACAAGGTGTTCATAATTTTCTCCATCAAAACCGGCTGCACCCGGGAAAATCATAATTCTGTGCTGGTGGCAGGAATTAATTTCTGCCAGATAGCGGAAACATATTTTGCCTGATGACGGGCATCAGCCAGGGCGTTGTGCCGTTCGCCATCGAAAGGCATGTCCATTTTGGGGTCGAATCCGATGGAACGCCCAAGCGTAACGATCGTGCGTACATCGTGGTCATTCCAGTATGCCCACGGGCAGATTTGTCCTGCTCGCTCATAAGCTCCACGTAAAATTACGTTGTCGAAGGTGGCTCCGTTACCCCAGACTTTTAAATATTTCGTATTGTCTGCGTGCCGGTTAATGAAATGATTTAGTTCTGAGAGAGCATCGCTGATCGACAAAGTATCATCAATACAGATTGCAGCTCGTGCTTCAGGGCTTTGTTTCAACCACCACAGGATGGTATCGCCGTCAGGTGTAGCTCCTTGCCCCATAGCACTTTCCAGGCTAACAACCGTATAGAATTCTTGTCCGATGTCTCCGGTTTCTGGAGTGAAGAACACCGCGCCAATGGAAACGATCGGTGCATCCTTATTTTTCCCCATCGTCTCAAGGTCGATCATTAAGTTGTTCATCACTTCACCTCTTGTGATGGTTTTGCTGCAAAATACTCGATACCTTTATCCCAGATAGATTTTATGGTCGACCACGTGACTGGCACTTTAATTTCAATACGTCCGCTCCCGTCACAGGTATCGCAATCATCATCGCCAAAGCATTCCAGGCAGCTTATAAACGTAGTTTCTGAAAATTCACCGGATAGCGCCCCCTTAGCGCCGTTCTCGGCTGTTAGTCTCTTCGGCACCATAACCCAACCATCCGGAGTTACCGGAGAGTTGCCAGACAGTGCGTTCTGCAATCGTTCCAGCTTAACGTATTCCTGAACCCTGTTTCCGTCGCACGCCTGAAGCCATTGCACAGCCTTTTGCGCATCAGTGTGAAAGGCACAAGTGCGACCGTCATCAAATTGCATTTCGTAGAGGTCAGCAACCTGTTTAAACTGCGTTTGTGGCAACTTGTAAGCCTGGCTTGCAGGTACGGCACCATAGAGCATGGCAGCGCGGCAGGCGTTCCAGCCTTCATCAAAACCGACTATGCCATTATTTAAAGACGGACGAGCATCTGGCACCACCGGCACTGGCTTGGCTATATATAGCGGCTGAACATACCAGCCCTTTGATAACCAACTGTCAGCAATGTTTTTACTCCTGGTTATTGCCGGAATACCTAAGCCATTGTCTGAATGCAGCCATGCCACCGGATCCTCTTCCAGCGATGCCAGAGCAATTTCATAAGCACGGCGCTCAACATTGTCTCGCACGTCCATGCTGCTGATTCGTTCTTTGATTTCTTTAATCAGTTCTTTATCGGTAAATGTGGTCATTATGCTCCAGCCTCCGGTGCTTTTGGCATTACTGCCCAGTGAGTGATGTTGACGTTTTCAATGTCCCCGACCTGAAATGTCCACTGCCATTCTCCGGTTTCTTTTTGCCCCCATGTATACCAGAGAGAACGCCAGCCAATCAGCCAGCCTTCTCCATTAGCATCAAATAACAGAACACTTTCATTCGCTGGCGGCAGTTCAGCTGACACTGGTATTACTTTGTTTTCCAGTGCTGCACATTTAGCTTCAAGCGCATCAAATTTACGCACCAGGTATTCAGCATCCGTTTCATTCACTTTCAGATCTCGCGGTACACATTTCCCGCGAAGAAATCCTTCCATTTCGAAAACATTCATGCGCATTTGCGTAACTCCGATAATTCGTTAAAGCGTTCCATAAACATCCCGTAGGCATGGCCTGGAGCCAGTGGAATCACGTTGAACATCTCTGTTGCCGGGCTACCTTCCAGTACAGGCCAGAAAGAGCCATCATCAAGCCCGAGATCGCGGCGTTCGGTTGCCAGCATGATGAGATCGGCATATTTCACGGGCGTACTCATAACCGGTGGTAACCCGTATTTCTCACGGATTACGGCGTCTATTTTTTCTTCCATCCGTTTATAGTCAGGAAGAAGGCGTTTCAGTGGTGCGGGAATGTCCTGGCAATACGCTTCTGTTGCATCATGCATTAACGCTTCAAAAGCAAATTCCTGCGGCACCAGCTGGCTGCAAAGAACCGCATGTTGGGCGACGCTGTAGAAGTGCGAAAGATGACCGGCAAAGCGACAGATATTTGAAAGGGAAACCGCGATATCGTTAATATCGATGTCGTCTTTATTTATCCTGTCATAATAAAAATGCTTCCCAGAAAAAGTTTTGATAAATGACATTTTGTTCTCCACGTATATGCGCTGCACCGCGCTGAATTCTGGTAAAAAGAATCCATCACCATCCGGCGATTATTGAGTAAATTACGTTTCCATAAATGCCCCCGCAGGGGCATTTGCAGTAATGAAATCAGGCGGTGAAAGTACCAATAAAGGTTTCTACTTTGCTGTCTTTGAATTTCTCAACAAGCAGATCACGAAATTCGTTAGCCATTTCTTCCTGCACCGCTTCCAGCTGAATAATGCGCAGAACCAGTACAGGACGATCGCCAGTGATAATGCTGAGGCGTAATTTAAACGGACGTTCTTTCAGACCTTCAAACGGAACGCATTTAAATTCAAATGCCACTGGCATAATGTCTTTGGTCTTCGCTTCGACAGACTCCATCAGGGAGCGTTTGCCGCTGAAGTCATTATCTTCAAAATCAGCGGTCTGGTTCGCTTCAATTGTGATTTTACGGATCGCCGCAGCCGCTTTGGTTGCCTGAATGGCGTCACCATTAGCATCAAAGCCCACAAGGTAGTCGGCCCAGTCTTCAATCCATTCTGCCAGTGACTTCTGGGAGTTACGCTCGCCATTAACAGACAACAGAGCAGAGAACGGTGCTGTCTTTTTCAGTTTGAGAGTGGCGGTGTTATCTGCGTGACCTGGTTCATCAATAGTACCCAGGTTAAGCACACTGACGGCTCGCATATTATCGGCATCGATAAAGCAGCGGGTGCCTTCATCTGCAAGATCTTTAGAATAACGGGTAAAGTCATCGATGCTGGCAGTGGAAAGCGCACCACGGAAACGGAAGCGATTTAAATTAAATTTTTCCAGATCATGAATGCGGAAATTCTCAGGCAATGCCACAGCATCGGCACCAATCTTACTGATAATTTCATTAACACCCTGAGCAGAAATAAGAGCATGGATTTGATTAATTGCGGTTGCGTCTAAGTTCTGAGACATAATAAGTCCTCACTATATAAAGATATTCAGTGATGAGATAAATAATCAGTTAATTAAGAACGATATTAATGACCTGCTGCGCGGAGTTTTCCGTCAGGTTCACCGGCAAGAGTCAGTAATTGTCCCTGGTCTTCCTGCAGAATAGTCAGGCGACCACCGCGATTGACATACATCGGCGTTTCGGTGGTGTCTTCTTCGGAAATTTTCCCGCGGTTAGTCGGGCGACCACCGCGATTGACATACATCGGCGTTTCGGTGGTGTCTTCTTCGGAAATTTTCCCGCGGTTAGTCGGGCGAACATATGAGAGTTTGTGTTTGATTTTCACACGGTTCTCATCAAACGGTTCGATTTCCAGGTTGAGTGAGACCTTACCTTTGGTTTTCGTGTTCATCACACCGGAAGCGACTTCACTGAGAACTGCGCCGATTTTGGTTTCAAATACGCCGCCGTCCAGCTCCCCGATAAATGCCTGCACATCAGTACTGCGTTCGCTAGCCATTTTGCTGCTCCTAATCATATCGACCCTGCAAGGTCGGTTGGTTTCTCCACAAAACAGAGAAGAACACCTGCGGTGGCAGCCGCCCGGGTGGATTGGGTTATGAGCCCGTCGTCCGGTGATGCTCTTCTCTGTTTTGTAAAAAGAGCGGTACCAGCCGGAAGCAAGGGTACAAGCTGGTACCGCCAAGACTACACACAGCATAAAGTTGTGGTGCCGGGTGCCTCCCGGTGCCTGGCGAAGGTTGCACACCTGGCGGGTGGGTATCCACAGAAGGTCGACTGTCAGCCTCAACCTTAACCCGCGTGCGCTGAGCCGCATTCACCACAACGCTAAGGATTCTCTCTGGTTGAAAATACTTAGCTGTTATGTGCCTGTCTTTTCACCACTTCAGGCTCGGTGGTATCCTTTTAAGTCCGTATACATAAAAGGAAAATCAAATGACTTTTGATGAAAAAGAACTTGATAATGCAATTAATAAAATCATCGTAACGTCGCTCTTTTCCTGTCTCAGCGACACTCAGCAGAAACAGTTCTACGAATCGGCTTTCAACATGATCGAGCGTTGTTGTTTCTGCGATGCCGACGAGCTACCTGAAAAAATCAGGAAACAGTTGGCTGATGCTCTTCGAGTGCGACTTTCTGACCAATTTTCTGAAATGTACTCTCCGAATTTGGACAAATAGAAAAAGGCCATTTCCATTCAGGGTCTGATGGAAATACTTCAGCCTGTTCCAAAGCACGGCGTAAAGAGAATACAACTCCAGCCATAATCTGATGTTTCCCATTGGTCCAGCTATCGCCGCTCTGATCTACAGGAGCGGCTATGTCGTATGACCAAACGACTTCACCACTATTGTTTAAAATCTGGACTTTCATTTTGTTCTTTAACCTCCAGATTTCCGCGCATCTAAAGGCGCATTCTCATTTGGTGTGAACTGAATAGTTGTGCTGATATTGATTAATGCCCCGACACACAAGACTACGCACTCAGAGCAGATAGCAACTTCATCTTTTCCGCCTTTGGCGATGATTTTTTTTGCCTGCAGCTCGTTTGCGCCACAAAACGAGCATGTGAAATAACGGTTCATTTGCGCTCTCTTACACATAGTATTTAACGAATCATCCGGTCATTCATACGCCACCGGCGGCTACTTCGTGGGCGTCCTGCCTGTTCGTCGTTTTAACACCTTTAAGTTGTAATTTAATTGTGGTTTTGAATGTTGTCAACAACTTTATGTGGTTTGAACGAGTAGCCAAGGAGTGCAAGGATTATCAAAAAAGGAGGTTGTATGGAAGACGCGCTTTACGCTTTTAATTACACACAGAACCGGGACAAGTTATTTGCTAACTTGATTAGCATCATTGATGGAATCATTGCAGATGGAGTTGTCCGTGAAGAGGAGGTTCTTTACTTAGATACATGGTTACTTGAAGCAAAGCAGATTATCAATAATGGAGTTATAAAAAGTCTATCAGCACGGGTGTCGGATATTCTTGCGGATGGAATAATCACATCAGAAGAACGTGATGACCTTAAAAATAGCCTTCTCCAAATACAGAGGGAAATTCTTGATATCCCTGAAATTGATTTTTACTCCAAGGATGTAGATGTCCATTTACTTAATGGACTATGTAAAGGATTAATTGCTGATCGGAACTTAACTCAAGAAGAAATAAGATATCTTAATTGGTGGCTTGAGCAAAATGGAGCTTTGAAGAACAACTACCCAGGAAAAAAACTTTATGCACTTGTAAAGGAAATTCTTAAAGATGGTGTTATTACTGAAGATGAGAGTTTAACTCTACATAAGGCATTAGTAGACTTCACAGGATGTGACTTGGAAAGTGGGGTGGTGGATGGTTTGGCGACCAGGCTGCCTATTGATGTAGGGGCTTCGATAGAGTTAGAGGGTAAAACCTATTGTCTTACAGGCACTTTTGTTGCAGGAAAGAGAGCCGTAGTTGAAAATTTGATTAAAAATGCTGGTGGGAACATCAGTAGTGGAATTACTCAAAAGTTGGATTTTTTAGTAATTGGGACGCTTTCCTCCCGTGATTGGAAATTCTCAAGTCACGGAAGGAAGATCGAAAAAGCTATATCTTATAGGGATGATAATGGTGCAAAACTTAAAATTATTTCTGAAGAAATGCTTTTCGATGCATTACCAAGTTCGCGATGACCAGAATACCCTACCTATAACATGAATTCTGGCTCGTCTATCTTCAAAGGTGAGTATTTCATCTGGGTACTCATCTTTGTTGAAGCTTCTAAGAATCAAGCCACCGTCAGGTAAGTTGATAAGTATTTTAACCCTTAGCAATACACCATCTCGTATGGCATAAAGATCGCCATCACGAATAGGAACGGTTTGAGAAATATCAACGGCAACAAGATCTCCATTATTGAGAACCGGTAATAAACTGTTCCCCCATATTTTTACGATCTTGGCATTAGATGCACATACGCCAGATTTTCTCAAATCTGCTCTTCTTAACGGAAACCAGTCAATAGCTGATTCAACTATTTCAGCCAGACATCCATTACCTGCCGATAACTCGACATCTAAAACAGGGATGTTTACGAAAATATCGGGGTCTAATGCGGTGCTTTCTGCTTCTTTTACAACAAGATCAGGTATGGATGCGTTGTCTTCAATACCAAGTTGTAACCACTTTTGTGATACACCTAAAACTTTTGCAATTTCTTTAATTTTGCGCGGTTGTAGAGTTTCGCCATTCTCTATTTTGGCTACAGATTGTTGTGAAAGTCCAATTTTTTCAGCTAGTTGAGCTTGGCTCATGCCAGCTTTCTCTCTACCTATCTTTAATCGTTCTGCCAGTGTTTTCACAACATATCCCTCTCTTTTTTGGTGAGGTTACAACTTTATGTTTTAGCTTTCCAACACCTAAAAGTTGTGATAAAAGTTGTTAATGTTGTATTCTTGCAACTCGTAACAACTTAACTACCTAAAAAGGAGAAAGCTATGACACCTGAGCAATTAGCCTTATCGGAGGCAATCGCTCTGGCTGGTGGTCAATCAGAATTGGCTCGGAAGCTCACAGCCAGCAGCGGTCATTTAGTAAAGCAACAACATGTCTGGAACTGGTTGAACAGAGAAAAGCGTCCCCCTGCAAAGCTCTCGATATTCATTGAAAAGACCACTGGCATATCAAAAGAAAAATTACGTCCAGATATTTTTCAAAAGATTAAAGATTCATCAGATGAAAAGTAACCACAGTTTTAAGGAGATAGCCGTGGGTAAGCATCACTGGAAAGTAGAAAAACAGCCTAAGTGGTATGTGAAAGCTGTCAGAAAAACTATCGCGGCGTTGCCGGGTGGTTACGCTGAAGCGGCTGACTGGCTCGATGTAACAGAAAACGCTTTATTCAACCGCCTTCGTGCAGATGGCGATCAGATTTTCCCGCTGGGATGGGCAATGGTTTTACAGCGTGCTGGTGGCACTCACTTCATTGCTGATGCTGTGGCGCAGTCTGCAAATGGCGTCTTTGTGTCTCTTCCTGACGTCGAGGATGTGGACAACGCCGATATCAACCAACGCCTGCTGGAAGTCATTGAACAGATCGGCAGTTATTCAAAACAGATTCGTTCAGCAATTGAAGACGGTGTAGTGGAACCGCATGAGAAGACAGCAATTAACGATGAGCTGTACCTCTCAATTTCGAAGCTGCAGGAGCATGCAGCACTGGTCTACAAAATCTTTTGCGTTTCAGAAAGTAGTGACGCCCGCGAGTGTGCAGCTCCGGGCGCCGTGGCGTGTCGTGACTGTGGAGAAACTAACGCATGAACAGTTTAACAACACACTACCGTCGCTCGCAACTGATTGCGCTTCCTGTACCGGGTGGAAAAGCGAAGGTGGAGTATTGCTATGCAGTAAATGTACCAGGTGACAGGGAAATTGTAACCCACAGCTTTGCTGAGTGGGCTGTGGGTGATTTCAACCGGCAGAAGGAGACAGTCCTTTGCGACAAGTTAACCGCTGGTTCAAAGATCACTACGGAGTGCCCGTCAGAGTCATTCGTTGGGAGCCGGAAACACAACGAGTTATCTACCTCCGCGAAGGCTATGAGCATGAGTGCTTCAGCCCGCTCGAACAGTTTCGTCGTAAATTCAGGGAAATAGAGGTCGGTCATGAGCACTAAATTAACCGGCTATGTATGGGATGGTTGCGCTGCATCAGGCATGAAGTTATCCAGCGTGGCAATTATGGCCCGCCTGGCTGATTTCAGTAATGACGAAGGTGTGTGCTGGCCATCAATTGAAACCATTGCCCGTCAGATTGGCGCGGGGATGAGTACCGTCAGAACGGCTATCGCACGGCTGGAAGCAGAAGGCTGGTTAACGCGTAAGGCGCGTCGCCAGGGTAACCGCAATGCGTCGAATGTTTATCAGCTTAACGTTGCGAAGCTTCAGGCAGCGGCATTTTCTCAACTGTCAGATTCTGACCCGTCAAAATCTGACGCATCAAAATCTGACCCGTCAAAATTTGATGCGTCGAAATCTGGCAAAAAAGCGGGTTTTCACCCGTCAGAATCTGGCGGGGATCCGTCAGTAAAATCAAAACATGATCCGTCAGATAAAAAACCTTCTCGTCCGGACGCTTCGCAACCGGACACGCAGACGGCTGAACAGGATTTTTTAACTCGCCATCCTGATGCGGTTGTATTCAGCCCTAAAAAGCGCCAGTGGGGGACGCAGGATGATTTGACCTGCGCACAGTGGCTCTGGAAAAAAATCATCGCCCTGTACGAGCAGGCTGCCGAATGTGACGGCGAGGTGGTTCGTCCCAAAGAACCGAACTGGACAGCCTGGGCAAACGAAATTCGCCTGATGTGTGTGCAGGATGGTCGTACTCACAAACAAATCTGCGAGATGTACAGCCGCGTCAGCCGCGATCCGTTCTGGTGCCGTAACGTGCTCAGCCCGTCGAAGCTGCGGGAAAAATGGGATGAGCTTTCCCTGCGCTTATCGCCGTCCGTCAGCACGTACACCGAAAAACGCGAAGACCCGTACTTCAAATCCAGTTACGACAACGTGGACTACAGCCAGATCCCGGCAGGATTCAGGGGGTGATCATGAGTCTTTTGAATGACGTTCAGAAATTCATTGAAGCCCATCCGGGGTGTACTTCCGGAGACATTGCGGATGCTTTTGCAGGTTACTCACGGCAGCGCGTACTGCAGTCAGCAAGCAAGTTACGTCAGAGTGGGCCTGTGGCTCACCGTTGTGAAGGGGATACACGCAGACATTTCCCGCGCCTGACTGAGAGAGCGCGGGAGCCGGAACCACAACCAGTTCGTGAAACCAGACCTGTGCGCAATTTCTATGTCGGCACTAACGATCCCCGGGTGATTTTGTGCCTGACCCGCCAGGCTGAAGAACTGGAGTCAAGAGGCTTATTTCGTCGTGCTGCAACCGTGTGGATGGCGGCATTCCGTGAAAGCCACTCCCAGCCAGAACGAAACAATTTTCTGGCGCATCGTGAGCGGTGCTTACGGAAAAGCAGCAAGCGCGCTGCATCGGGTGAAGAGTGGTATCTGTCAGGGAATTACGTGGGGGCTTAATGAGTAATAAATATTGCCGGGCGCTGGTGGAGCTGCGGAACAAACCAGCCCATGAACTGAAGGAAGTGGGCGATCAGTGGCGCACGCCGGACAACATTTTCTGGGGAATTAACACCCTGTTTGGCCCGTTTGTTCTGGATCTGTTCACTGACGGTGATAACGCCAAATGTGCTGCGTATTACACGGCGGAAGACAACGCGCTGGCGCATGACTGGTCAGAACGTCTTGCGGAGCTTAAAGGGGCTGCCTTTGGTAATCCCCCATACAGCCGCGCCAGTCAGCATGAGGGGCAATACATCACCGGCATGCGTTACATCATGAAACATGCCAGTGCTATGCGTGATAAGGGTGGGCGCTATGTTTTCCTGATCAAAGCTGCCACCAGCGAAGTGTGGTGGCCGGAAGATGCAGACCATATTGCTTTTATTCGCGGGCGTATTGGTTTTGAACTGCCTGCCTGGTTTATCCCGAAGGATGAGAAGCAGGTGCCGACAGGCGCTTTCTTCGCTGGTGCTATTGCTGTTTTCGATAAGACCTGGAAGGGACCGGCAATCAGCTACATCGGGCGCGATGAACTTGAGGTATGTGGTGAGGCGTTTCTGGCGCAGGTTCGCCAGCAGGCGGAAAAACTGGTCAGGGAGATGGCGGCATGACGACGTTAACTCAATGCCAGCAGCAGGTGCTGGATATGCTGATTTCTTATCAGAAAGAGCGTGGCTTTCCGCCAACCAATCAGGAGGTGGCAACCATGCTGGGATACCGTTCAGTGAATGCAGCGGTAGAGCATCTTCGTGCACTGGAGAAAAAAGGCGTCATCACGATAAAGCGTGGCGTGGCCCGGGGGATAACGCTTCATACCGCGGTGAAGGACGACGACAGCGAGGCGGTCGGGATTATCCGCGCACTGCTTGCCGGTGAGGAAAACGGCAGGCTGCGTGCAGCCCACTGGTTACATGAGAGGGGCCTGAAAGTATGAAGCTGATCTTGCCTTTCCCGCCCAGCGTGAACACGTACTGGCGACACCCCAACAAAGGGGCGTTTGCTGGTAAGAGTCTGATAAGCGCAGCGGGGCGCAAATTCCAGAGCGCGGCGTGCGCAGCAATAGTTGAGCAGTTACGTCGCCTGCCGAAACCAACGTCGGCACCTGCTTCAGTGGAGATCGTGTTGTTTCCTCCGGATAACCGGATCCGCGATCTGGACAACTATAACAAGGCGCTGTTTGACGCCCTGACCCACGCGGGTGTGTGGGAAGACGACAGTCAGGTGAAAAGAATGCTGGTTGAGTGGGGACCGGTTATCCCGGGAGGGAAGATCGAGATCACTATCAGTAAGTACGAGAAAACGGCGGGTGCAGCCGCCTGATCAAGAGGAGAAACGAAGTATGAATAATCTGATGGTCATTGATGGTATTGAAGTTCGTCGTGATGCTTATGGGCGTTACAGCCTGAACGATCTGCACAGGGCTGCCGGTTCTCTGGATAAGCATAAGCCTGCATTCTGGCTCCGCAATGAGCAAACTGAACGTTTAATAAGCGAGTTGCAGATTTGCAACTCGGTCAATATAGAGCCAGTTAACGTTATTCGTGGCGGAAATAACCAGGGGACGTATGTCTGCAAAGAACTGGTGTATGCCTATGCAATGTGGATCAGCCCGTCATTCCATCTGAAGGTGATCCGTACTTTCGATATGGTAACCAGCGCACCGGAAAAATTATCCGGACAGGCTGCTGACAAGATGCAGGCTGGTGTGATTCTGCTGGACTTTATGCGCCGGGAATTAAACCTGTCTAACTCTTCAGTGCTTGGTGCCTGTCAGAAACTCCAGGAGGCTGTTGGCTTACCGAATCTGGCACCGCGCTATGCCATTGATGCTCCTGCTGATGCACACGATGGCTCAAGTCGCCCGACACTGTCACTGAGTGCACTGCTGAAACAGTATGGTATACGCCTGACGGCTAATCAGGCATATCACCAGATGGTGAAGCTGGGGATCGTCGAGCAGCGCGAACGATACAGCCGTACCGCGATTAACAACATCAAAAAATTCTGGTCGCTGACAGCGAAAGGCTGCATGTTCGGCAAGAACATCACCAGTCCCGCAAATCCGCGCGAGACGCAGCCGCATTTCTTCGAATCCCGATTCCCTGAGCTGTTAAAGCTGCTCGATATCGTTCATTGAGGTGACCGTGAGAGCACTACTGACCCCTGAAATTGCCCCGCGTATGGGGATCGTATTGTTCAGACCAGGTTCAGAGCTGATGCCCCTGTTTATGCAGGGGCGTGTCCTGCTGGAGCCTGAGCCGGAACGTTATTCATCTTTCGCCAGTGGTGCTGTTCCGGCGGCATCACAACCGCTGGCGGATGATCCTGCCGTTCGGGCCGTGTTCCGCAATGAGGCAGTGATCCGTCGTGCTGGTGGCGTGGAATGTCTTGAAAGCTGGTTACTTCGTGAAAAAGGCTGCCAGTGGCCTCATTCCGACTGGCACAGCGAGAACATGACCACAATGCGACACGCGCCGGGTGCAATCCGTCTGTGCTGGCACTGCGATAACCAGCTGCGCGATCAGTTCACGGAACGGCTGGAATCAATGGCAACGGATAACTGTGCCCGCTGGGTGTTGTCTGTTGTGCGTCGGGATCTCGGTTTTGATGATAGTCACGCTGTGACAATGCCGGAACTGTGCTGGTGGCTGATTCGTAATGACCTGGCGGGTGCCTTACCGGAAAGTGCAGCCCGTAAGGCACTGAGATTACCGAAGCCTGTTGTGCCGTCTGTCACCCGGGAAAGTGACCTTGTGCCTTCGGTTCCTGCCACCAGCATCATCCAGGATAAGGCAAAAAAGGTGCTGGCGCTGAAAGTGGATCCGGAGTCGCCGGAGTCTTTTATGTTACGCCCAAAACGTCGCCGCTGGGTTAATGAAAAGTACACGCGCTGGGTTAAGACACAGCCGTGTGCATGTTGTGGAAAGCCTGCTGATGATCCCCACCACCTGATAGGTCACGGTCAGGGTGGAATGGGTACAAAAGCGCATTACCTCTTTGTGTTGCCTTTGTGCAGAAAGCATCACGACGAGCTGCATGCGGATACCGTGGCATTTGAAGAGAAGTATGGCTCCCAGCTGGAGCTGATATTTCGTTTTATCGATCGTGCGCTGGCAATAGGCGTACTGGCGTAAGTGGAGAATGCTAAATGATTAATCCTTCTGAAGTTGGCAAATCAGGTGAAATGGTTCGCCTTCGTACTCTGGAAAGTATCTGGATACAAGGCAAGTTGCGCATGTGGGGCCGCTGGTCTTATATCGGCGGTGGTAGTGGTGGAAACATGTTTAACCAGCTTCTGGCATCCGGGAAAATCACCAAGACAGCTATCAATGAAGCGCTACGCCGGATGAAGATAGCGGGTATCACCAAGCCTGAACTTGAAGCGTACCTGCGTGAAATTCTCAACAGCAAAAATAAAAGCGGCCTGGCGTTCTGTTCAGATGAAGAAGGGTTGTTAGTGGACGGTGTCATTGCTTCAGTACTGATGAATGATGACTACCGATCGCTCTATAGCGTGATTGTTGACCGGTATCGTCTTCGTAAGAGCAAGTTGCAGATGGCCAATGAACTGCAGGCTAAACATCCTGACTGGCCGCTGATCACCTGTCGTCGACGCATTGACACTTGGCTAAGTCTTGCAGAATCGATCCTGTACGCTCCAGTTTGTGACGCATTCGGCACAAATAGCGACAGATTTAAGTTGCAGAGTGAGCAAGAAAGTGCTTAAATTGTGGTAGGCTCGGGACGTTAAAGCGAACTGAGCAACACAACATTAAGAGCCCGCCATTGAGCGGGTTTTTTTGTTATGATTCCTCTGAAACTCAGGAGGCTTCATGACTTGGCAAAACGTACCGTACGCTTTCGAAAAAACTACTGGCGAGTTGACCTTGGTAATAGAAAAATTACCGCCAATTGAAATCAGTTCTTCCTTTCCTTTTGAAACACTCATTACTGCTCTTGCAGGCGTTATTGCCGCAGGAATAACTGGTTGGGTTGCATACAGGGCAATCAAAGAAAATTTTGCCTTAGCCACATTACAGGCTCACTTGAATACTAATAAAGAATTGGCGCAACAAATACGTTTTGCTGGCGCTGAGCATGTGACAGACGTAATTATGTTGGCCAGCACATTTGAGCAATGGCATCTGGTCGGAAATAAGAATATGGATATATTGGCTAAGGGTGTTTTCCCTGAGGAGATTCAAGTTCCAATAAAGGCCGCTGAAATAAGTAAAAATAAATTACTTCTATTAATAAGGCCTGATGAGGAAGGTTGTAAGTTGATAACCCTGACGGCAGATCTTCAAAAAGCGCTAAAAGTATGTTTTACAAAAGGGTATTTTACTCCGGAAGAAAAAAAGTCATTTATTGATGCACAAAACGCCTTTATTTTTGGGTGTCATGAGTATATCAATCAAAGTTTATCTTAAAAAAACTATACCTCACCAAGGCCGCCTTAATGCGGCCTTTTTTGTTTCCCCTCGTTCTGAGAGGACCAACAGCAATTAAGAGGGGGCTAAATGTCCGATCCGATTTCCGGTACTGGGCTGGCTGGTGGTGCCCTGACGGGTGCCAGTGTTTATGGACTGCTGACCGGAACTGATTACGGCGTTGTATTTGGCGCATTTGCAGGGGCTGTATTCTACATAGCAACAGCTGCAGATCTGAGTGCATCGCGCCGACTGGCATATTTTATCGTGTCATATATTGCCGGGATTCTTTGCTCTGGGTTGGTTGGCTCCAAGCTGGCGAACTTGACCGGATACAGTGATAAACCTCTGGATGCTATTGGTGCCGTAATCGTCTCTGCTTTAGCCGTTAAAATCCTGACGTTCCTGAATAATCAGGATATCGGCTCGCTGGTGGCGCTCATAACGCGCCGGGGAGGTTCAGGTGGAGCTAAATGACCCGACAGCAACTATAAATGCGCTGTTATGTGCTTGTGTTGTTATTACTCTGATGTTTTATCGTCGTGGTGATTCGCGGCATCGTCCTTGGGTTTCACGTTTAGCCTGGCTGATTACTGTTACATACAGTGCTGTTCCGTTGGCCTATCTCTGTGGGATTTATCCCCATTCCTCATGGCCCATTATCGTGGCGAACACTATTTTTCTTTCCGTGCTGGTGGCTGTCAGAGGCAACGTTGCACGTCTGGTTGATCATCTGAGGCACTAATGAACCAACAATTATTTCAAAAGGCGGCTGGTATTAGCGCCGGGCTGGCTGCGCGCTGGTTTCCGCACATTGATGCGGCGATGAAGGAATTCGGCATTACAGCACCAGCGGATCAGGCAATGTTTATCGCTCAGGTAGGCCATGAGTCGATGGGGTTTAGCGCCGTAGTTGAAAATTTTAACTACACGCCATCTGCGCTGGTGGCGACGTTCGGAAAGAGGATCACACAGCAGCAGGCTGATGCCCTTGGCAGAACATCCGGACATGCAGCTCGCCAGGATGCTATTGCCAATCTGGTGTATAGCAACCGGCTGGGTAACAAAGCACCCGGTGATGGCTGGAAATATCGCGGTAGAGGATTAATTCAAATCACTGGCCTCCATAATTATCGCATCTGTGGCGCGGCGCTGAAGTTAGATCTGGTGACTTCACCTGAACAACTGGAACAGGAACTACAGGCTGCGCGCTCAGCTGCATGGTTCTACACCTCTAAAGGTTGCATGATCTACGGTGCCGATATTAACCGTGTTACGCGCATCATTAACGGCGGTTTGAACGGTATTGAGGATCGTAAGGTCCGATACAACAAGGCGCGGGCGGCGCTGCTGGTATGAAGATGAGTTATTGGGCGCTCATTTTAACGTTTATTGCTTGTGTCGCTGGTGGTCTTGTCTGGTCAGCGAATCACTATCATGGAAAGTTTCTGGAGGAGCAGAAGCGTGCTGATGCTGCGGAACAGCGAGCTGATTCTACTGAGGCTATCACCGCGAATGTTCTGCGTACTATGGCAATAACGAACATCATTCAGGAGGCGAATCAACATGCAAAACAGCAGATCGCACTGGAGTCACAGAGAACCCAGAAAGATATCAAAGTGGCTGTTGCGGATGATGATTGTGCTTCACGTCCTGTGCCTGCTGCCGCTGCTGACCGGTTGCGGAAGTACGCGAACAGTTTACGTCCAGGTTCCGGTAGTTCCGTTACCAGCCAGCCTGACGGCTGAAACCCCTCAGCCTGATTTACCTAATCATTTTACGTGGGGCTCGAGCTTAGATCTGAATGTCGCCTTGTTGTCTGCATTGGCGCAATGTAATACCGATAAAGCTGACATCAGAAGGATTGAAGTTGAGCGTGGTCACATCATGCAAAAAAAATGATGTTAACTTTGTTTTGTTCCTTGATTTGATATGTGATGGCCCAATAGATACAAAGCACCTGATTTTGGTGACTCTTTTAAAGGGCTTTACACATGAAAGATGGTATCTATTTTGTTGTTTTCAGAAGCAATCAGCGTGATTTTGGTAATGGTACCGTAGTTGTCAAAAACAATGCAGTAAACGGCGGAGATTTTGGTTTTACGTATCAGGGAAAAGTTGACGGTAGCCAACTTATTCTGCGCGTATCGCAGCATGATTTAAATGCCACCTCGGTTTTCCCTGGGGTAAAGAACTTTGAATTGAGTCTTTCTTTGCAGGAACGAGGACGTGATTACCTGTTAAATGGATCTGTGGTCGGAATGCCTCAGATGCAAATTTCAATTAGTGCAAAATACATTGGTGATCTGATTTAGTTTATCGAGATGATAATTGAACCGCCTCCGGGCGGTTTTTTATTGCCATTTCTATGGTCTGTTCCATCGTAATAACTTAAAGGGAAGCATTAATGCCGCCACGAACCCCGAAAGCCTGCCGTGTTCGCGGCTGCCGCCATACCACTACTGACCCTTCAGGCTACTGCGAAAGCCACAAAAGCGAAGGCTGGAAGCAATACAAACCTGGACAATCCCGTCATCAGCGCGGCTACGGTTCGAAGTGGGACAGTATCCGCGCGCGTGTTCTGAAGCGTGACAAAGGTCTGTGTCAGTTATGTCTGCGTGCTGGTGTGGTGCGTGAGGCGAAAACTGTTGACCACATCATCCCTAAAGCGCATGGCGGCACTGATGCTGACAGTAATCTGCAGAGTCTGTGCTGGCCGTGTCATAAGGCGAAGACGGCCCGTGAACGGTTAAAGTGATAATAATTCTCAACTGCCTGAGGGGAGGGGCGGGTCAAATCCCTGCAGCCTGACGTCTTCCGGACTGCCCGCCCCATCGTTTTTTTATACCCGCGAAAAATGAAATTTAACCAGGAGTGCCGCATATGGCTGGAACGGCGGGGCGTTCCGGGCGTCGCCCCAAGCCAACGGCGCGCAAGGCGCTGGCCGGAAACCCCGGCAAGCGAGCCCTGAACAAAGATGAACCTGTTTTTACGCCCATCAAAGGTGTTGAGCCACCAGAGTGGTTCGCTGAAGAAGATCTCCCTCTCGCCACGATCATGTGGCAACTGACAACCAAAGAACTCTGCGGTCAGGGCCTGCTGTGCGTGACTGACCTCGCAGTGCTTGAGCGGTGGTGCGTGGCCTATGAGTTCTGGCGACGTGCCGTGAAAAATATTGCCATACAGGGCAACACCATCACCGGTGCAATGGGCGGCAGGGTCAAAAATCCGGAGCTGACCGCCAAAAAAGAACAGGAGTCCGAGATGAGCAGCACGGGGGCAATGCTCGGACTCGACCCCAGCAGCCGCCAGCGTCTGATTGGCCTGGCGGGGCAGAAGAAAGCTACTAACCCGTTTCTGAAAATTATCGAATCATGAGCCGGAAATCTTACCCCAACGTAAATGCTGCCAATCAGTATGCCCGTGATGTCGTGCGCGGAAAGATTGTGGCCTGCCAGTTTGTGATTCAGGCCTGCCAGCGCCATCTTGATGACCTGATGGCGGAAAAAAGTAAGTCGTTTCGTTACCGCTTCGACAAGGACCTGGCTGAACGGGCC